GTCTTTATCTCTTTGAGAATGCCCGCGTCGGAAAGCTCTTCCGCGATCTCTTCCCACGTCGCCGTTCCGCCCTCTCGCGGATTGCCGTTGATGTCCTCGCCGAAATAGTAAAGCCGGATCACAACGAATTCTTTATGCCCCTCGAAAAGAGAAATAGCGCGTGTCAAGCTGTCAAAGCCGGATTTCGTTTCTTTGAACTGCTTTTGTTTTTCCTCTCGCATTTCCTCGACGATCTCCGCTTCCGTCTTGCGCTGAATAAAGCCTTTTGCCCGTGGTGTCGTTGAAAACGTCTTTCGTCCCGCGTGATACTCAACTTCGCAATACGCTTCTTCATCGGCTACAAGCGCCGCCAGCTTCTTGTAGTTATACAGCAATGTTTCCATTGCCTTGAAGTAATTTACGTACCCCGTGTTCTGTGTGTATGCTTCCGCCGTCCCTGCGCGCGCGGCTTCAAATACGGCTTCCCGCAACTCTTCGGAAAGCTCTGTTTGCTTTTTAGTCATGTGTGCCACCTCCGGTTAGATATTCGATAATTGTTCCCGCCGCCTGTTCCCAGCCGTAGCAAAGCGCGGCTTTGTAGCCCTGCGCCGAAAGAGCGTCCAGCCACTCCGATTGATGATCGCTTGTCCTGCCGCCGCGTTGCCGTTTAAGCTCTATGTAAAGCCCGTGATATTGCCCGCGCGCGACGGGCAAGCATAGATCGGGAACGCCCGCTTTCACGCCCTCCGCCCGAAGCCGTCCCGCTTCCGCCTTGTGTCTGCTCCCGCCGTTCGGGACGTGATAAAGCAAATTCAATTCGGGATATTTCCCGCTTTGCATAGCCGCCCACGAAAACAGCGTCATTTGCTCTTGTGCTTCCGTCGGAACGGGCATTTTATTTTTCTGCATTTTGTGATCCCTCCGTTTTCTTTGCGTATCCAATCGCCTTTAATCCGCCGCCGCAATATTTGCAAGTGTTCCCATCTGCGTGTGTTGCCGGAAAGACGTTGATTTTTCCGCATACGAAGCATTGAAAAGCGATCTTGTCGGTTTTTTCTGCCGTGCATTCGTATTTACCCGTTTCTTCCTGCGTCCTCTCCCAATCAGCGAAGAAGAAAAACGGCTTGTTCTGCGCCATTGCTTCGCCGAATTCATATTTTGCGCCTTTGCTCTCTTTCCAGTCCGGAAGAAAACAGACTTCGGCGCACTCTGCAAGCATAGCGCCGGACATACGCATATAGGCTTCCCACGTGAAGCCCTCCGCCGGAAGAAGCGCCGGATTTACGACGATGAAGCCGCCTTCCTCCAGCTTCTTTTGCGCGTTGTAAAACTTCGTGAAATAATACGGATCGCCCGTGATCTTTCCGGCAAGATATAGCGTCCTTTTTTTCCTGCATTGTGTTTCCTCCCTTCATTTCGTAAAAAGCGTTGCTTGCGCTTTCCGTTCTTCCTGCTCCAAGAGATCAAAGAGCCGGATTTGTGCTTGTTCCTGTTCCAGCCGTTCATTTGCCGCGCGGCAATAATCTTCGTCGATCTCAAAGCCGACGAAATCAAGCCCGCCTTGACGATAGCAAGCGATCAAGGAACTTCCGCTTCCGGCGTGTGTGTCCAATATCTTCATACCTTTTCGGGCGAAGAGGGAAAGAACCCACGAATACAGCTTCACGGGCTTTTGTGTCGGGTGAATTGTCCCGTCGTTCAGCAATTCAACGCGATTGCAGACAAAAACGCGCGTCGGCGTGTCGAAGCTGGTATATGCTAATTCGCAATCGCTCATTGTCAAGCCGTGTTGCCCCTTGTCCCATACAAGCCAGCCTTTATGCCCTTGTTCAAGATACGGAACGAAGTAATTTCCGCCCCATATCACTTGCGCTTTTGAAACGCGTTCCAATTCGCGGAAGTATTCGGGCGGGGGAATAGTCTTGTCCCAGCTTTTCCGGATATGCTCTTTCCGGTTATGCTTCGGATTGCCGCATACGCGCTTCTTCTGTCCGTCTATGCCGATACCGTAAGGCGGATCAACGATCGCAAGATCGAAGAAGCCGTCCGGAAACTCTTTCATTCCCTGCATACAGTCCATGTTATACAGCTTGTTCAATTCAAGCATACGTTGTTCACCTTCTTTCTTTTTCTCCCCCCTCCGCCCCCCGCTGGGGGGAACGGGCTTAAAGGAATAAATCTATCGGCGATCCGTCGGGCTTCCTCGATCCGTGTTCTGAACCGATCCTTCACGATTGATTTTATATCCCCGCCGCCTTCCCGCTTTTATCACTCCCGCGCTTTCATTATCAAGGGCAAGCGGCTTCGCCGTGCTTCGCACCCTTGACAATGCGCGCGTTCGTGATCTCTGAAAAGCGGGCGACGGGGAATAAATAAAATCAATCTTCCGGAAGGGAAAGCGCTGGTCGTAAAACTTTACACATTTACAAGGCTTTTTATTGCGCCCCTTCGGGCGTTCCCGCTATTCGCGTTTCTTCCGGCGTTTCGGTTTCTCCGGTTCGCGTACATATTTATAATATATGTAGCCCCACTTCGTCGCGCGGGCTTCCACCAGCTTGTAACCCTTCGGCGCGATCGGTGCTTTCTTTTCCGTATACGTCCGAAGTGCAAGCGTCGGCGCTTCCTTCTCCGGCTGGCGAAGATTGCGCGTCGCCTTCCAACGGTGTCCGCCCTGTTCCGGTGTCCAATGGTTGAAGAGGTAATCCGCAAGCCCCGTGTAATCCTGCCCGTAGTCAACGCCGTTATAATAATTGTGTTCGCGCAAGTGCCGAATATGGATTACTGATCCGTCGTTCCACTTGCCGCTGATCGTTTCTTCCGGTATGCCGTCCGAAATCATGTGAAAATGAATTCGGTTCGTAGACTTGCCGCGCCCCATGTAAATAATGATCTTCGCGTCGGGACAAGCCCTTTGAAGCCGCCGGAAGTAATTGTCGCGTATTCTGCGCGCTTCGCTGAATGTATGAACTTCGCTGTCGTCGTCGAACGTCAGCGTACTATATAAGGAAAGCGGCGAAAAGTTTTCATTAACCAGCCGCTGGTGTTTCCGCTTTGATATGCCGATCCGGTGTTGCGCGCGCTCTTCGTCGTCCTTGAAGCGCGGTCGCGGTTCAGCCTTCTTGATGTTTGTTCGATCGGATACGGTGTAAACTTCCTGTTCACATACAACGCCCGAAAAAATACGTCTTTTAACCCTCTGCATAATCCCGCCGCCCTTCCTTGACAAAAGCGCCGTAAAATGCTATAATTTCAATATTGAATAGCTCCTTTTACAGCTATGTAAGAGGAAAAGAGAACGTCCGGAACGTCGCAACCGGACGTTCTCTTTTTTTGTTTTGTCAGCCGTTATTAAATCCTGCGCCCTGCTCGAAATCGGCGCACCGTTCTTCTTCGCAAGGCTTGAAGCGCATTCCGTCCGCGCACCCGACGCAAGGGAACGGGCGTACCCCGTCCGGAAGCGCGCCTTCGCGCAAGTGAACGCATTGTTCCAGCTTCGCGCATTGATCGCACCAGCACTTCCGGCAATCGCCGATCAGCGTTTTTTCAACCGGACGTTTCAAGCCCTCTTCGGCTTCCTGCGCGTCGTGTTCTTCCTGCATTTCCCGCGCCGCCTGTTCGATCGTGTAATCTTCAACGCCTTCTAAAATGCCCCGAAAGAATGGCGCGAACGCGTAGCCGATCCCCAGCCCTGCGCGCAAAAGCAATTCTTCGTCGATCTTAATATCTGCCATTTTGTTCCCGCCGCCCCTCCGAAGCGCTCTGAAAAGCACGTTCAAAACGATGTAGACGATCACAACGGAAGCGGCGACGCAAGCAACGCCGCAAAGCATATAAAAGGCGTTCACCATGAATTGATACATTGTCATTCGTCAGCCCTCCCGAAAACCTCTTCCGCGTCGATGTCCCACGCGGCGGCAATATGCTTCATCATATCGACGGCTTCGGCGCGCTTCTTCTGTTCCTCTGCGTTCTCGCCGTTTAAGTACGATACCAAGATTTCAGATTTGAGATTGCAAAGCGGGCGAACGCCATTGAGGCCGCTGTACGCGTTGTCGATGTCCAAAGAGCCGACCGAATAGACGTAGCGGACGAAAGAATTTATCGGGCTGTCCGGTGTAGCTGTCCACCACCAGCGATCCGGAAGCGCCGGAATGTTGCCGCGCAAAAGGCGGTATTCCTCGCAAGTGATAAGCCCGATCCGGACGCGATCGCCGCCGTAATTCTTCAAGCCGTCGTCGGCGGTCAAGTCGATGTTGAAATACTCGAACATTTCTTCCGGCGCGCCCGCCTTAATCAGACGGCGCAAGAATTCGCCGTTCAGATAGGCGCGAAGGGAAGAAGCGGCAAAGTCGTTCTTGTTCTCTTCATCGAAGGCGCGTTCCTCGACGCAATCGGAAGCAATGCACTTCACCCAATCCGCGCCCGTCTGAATGACCGTCCAAGCGATCCCGCCCATCGTGAATTCCTGTTTCGGCTCGAAGCCGTGTTTGTTCTCTTTCATATTGAATAGCTCCTTTCCTGCGGCGCTGTCTGCGCCCGCTCGTTGAATAAGTCTGTTGATATACCAAACCGCCTTTTGCAAGTCCTCTTCACCGTTTTTCAGCTTCCAGCGCCACAAATACTTGATCGCGTTCGCTGTGCAAAAGGCTTCGATACCTTGAAGCCCGCTTGTTGCGGCTTCCAGCGCGTCGATACACTCAATCCCGCCCGCGTTGTAATGCGGCGGGTGGTTCACCCGCTCCGCCATGATTAACACTTCTTGCCGCCGTGCCGATACGGGCGGCTTTTGTTGTATTCGTGCTTCTGTGAGATCGCCGCGTCAATGTCGATCCCTGCGTATCCGCAATAATCAAGAACGCGAATAATCACGTCCGCAAGCTCCGTGGGGATACCTTCGGGCTTGCCGCTGTCGCTGAAATAGATTTCTGTTGCGCCGTGTCCGTTGCGGTATTCCTCCAGCGCTTCGGATACCTCCGAATGAATGAGCGCTAAAACCTCCGGAAAGCCGCGTTCTTCGTCCCACCAGCCGTGGGCGCGGGCGTTTTCGTGAATTTCCTTTGCAACCTCGTTAATACCTGTCATTGTCTTTTACCCTCTCTTTCAATCGGTTTCTTTTGCAAAGGCGCAATCTTCGCAACGTTCGACGGTTTCGTTCGGATTATCAAGCGGGC